ATGCGTGATAGTAGTCCTTGTGATCTAGCATCTTCGGGTAAGTTATCTACAAACTGTTCTGGTGTTGCGCACGCAATCCAATTTAAACAAGGCCCTTCAATAATATATTCACCAGATGTTTTTGTTTTGTGACTGTACTGATCTTTTGCATCCCACATATCTGTTAAAAACATTTGCAAGTATCTTTCGTTCCTGCCCATGAATGTACCAAACTCTGAAGTTACTAAAGTTAAAGATGAATCATAAAATTCTGGATTCTCTTCTGTACACAAACGTAAATCCATACGAGTAATCTTAGTCATATCAACCGCAAGTTTCTCTGGAGTAATTCTATCTTGTATAGAATACAAAGGATGATTGCGTAATCCATATGCATCTAAACCAGAATTAAAATTATGATCTTCTTCTGTTGCACCTACAGGTGATGTAAGTCTACTGAATACTTTTGAGAAAGGTACTATTAAACTTACTGATTTATTACGACCAGGCGATGCAATTAGGATAACAAATAGGTTAGACCCAATGTTATAGTTAGGCATAGGAAACCAAACTTTTCTTCCCAATGCACCTGCGATTGATGAGATAGCTGTCCATTGTGCAAATGGTTTAGGAATGGGGCTATATTTAACTGCATCTACACAAGCCTTTATGTAATCTGGGTAATTCCGTGCCATGTTTTCATATCCTTCCATGTGTCACCAATCTCAACTGAAGACGGTATAATCATTTTACGTCCATCGACCATCAATGGATTGTGCATTCTTTCTAATACTTTTGGCATTAGTTCATCTATTTTATCTATAGGACATTGACCGAGTATTGCATCATGTACTTGACCCAACACTTCAACACCTTCACTAGCCAACTCATTCCATACTCTGTACAAACCTAGATTGAGTAAGTCACCTATTGTTGATTGTGGTACATAAGCAATGGCTTGTCGTAAGGTAGAATTGTCTGATAGTCTATCCCAAAACTGTCTGCGTCTGCCTAATGGAGTTGTCAAGCAACCCTTTTCATTTAGTTCTAAGCGAATAGCACGGTGCCAATCTCTGATTCCAGGAAATGCACCTTTAACTTTTAACATATTGCCAGATAGTTTTTCTCCTTGGTCAATCAATTCTCTGAAGCCCCCCTTGATGTCTTGTTTATGCCAACGTTCTACTGATTCTAATGATACCATACCACCAAAATAAAGCAACTGAAATCTTGTAGCTTGTGATACTTTTATTTTAATCTGACGTGCAAGCGAGTGTGCCGTAACACCATAGTTAGTACCATGTCCTGCTCGTTTACAAATATCTCTGTAACTGTGATGCAAATAGTAAGGTTTGTCCGCTAGTGCTCTATCTTGTTTAGGATCTCCAGACCAACCCATGTTGGGCCAGACCATTTTAACAACTTCTGTATGCAAGTCTGTACTCTCACAAACATCTATATAATTTTGATCGCCTGCTAAATATGCAACCGCTCTAGATTCTGCTTGTTCTAAATCCGCATAGAACATTTTTTGTCCTGTGTCAGGTATGAATACAGCGCGTAAATCTTTCGTCACATTTTGTAAGTTAGTACCTGTACGCCAAGGACTTTCTGAAGAAGACCAACGACCTGTCTCTGTGCCTGCTACATTGTACGAGCAACGAATACGCCCGTCTTTGTCTCTTGTAGATGCCAATACAGATAAGTGTTTGTCGATATCACGCAGTGCTAGTATGGTGTAACAGAATGGTTTGGCTCTTGGATATGTTTCTGATAATTGTTCCAACGCCGCTCTATCTGTAGATATCTTTTGCTTGCCCCCCTTGTAGGAAACAACAGGTGGTAAGTTTAGTTCTTCGTATAAAAGTTTTTTAAGTTGAACAGGGCTGTTGTGATTTAAATCTTTACCCCATACAGCATTGGCAAACAAATGTAACATACGTTCTAGTTTTAATCTATTCTTCTTAAGAGGTTCCTTTATACTACGTACTTTCTCCTCATCTACTTTGAGTCCTTTTAACATCATACTCATCGCAGGCTTTAAGCTGTTTAATTCAAATTGATATGTGCCCCTTACTTCTTCATCCAACTCTTCGTAAATCTTTGTCCATATCTCATGAGTAAGTGTGCAATCTAAAGCACAGTACACCCAATTCATTTGATTCTTAGATAACTCGTGTTTGCCTATTTCTGTATTTTTAATTATTCGCATATCTCTCCTGCAATAGCCGAGTACCCTACCATATCAATATATGTATCGGCACTAGGAGTTCCTTGTTGTAGTCGTGCAACTTTTAGTAGTAGCATACAGATAGCTACATCGTGGGCAGAAACTTCTGTCTTAAGATAAGCAGTCCAAAGTTTAGCTATGTTTTCATGATTGGCTTTTTTGTTTCCGTATTCTTTTTCTCTGTCGCCACTCAATAGCTCTTTTGCTTTCTTCAAATTTTCGTTTATAGTTACTGCCATATACCTTCTCCATTAGTTTGTTAATCTCTGTCCTTGTTCTAGCCGCATCTAAATCAGCCAAGTCACACACCGATTCAAAGTCTTCTATATCTTTATCAAACCACTGCCACGAATATATGTGGGCTTTCCTATCTTCTTTACCATTACCTTCATACAATAAATCTTGCAACAGTTGGTCAAGGACGGCTCGCCACAATCTTACATAAGATTCGGATTGCTGATCCCATACTTTATCTATGGATTTAGCTGAGAAAAAATTGGGTCGTTTCACTACTCATCGGCTTTTGTGCTGTCAGAAAACTTGGCTAAAGTTTTCCATGCACCCTCGTTAGTGTATGTGGAGCCCAGGAATCCAAGACCTTTTTCTAGTTCTGGTTGCAATGAGTGTTGTGCATGCATAGTGTCGTGGATCGTTCCTCTGACTTCTATGTCTTGCATATACTTCAACCATGACACATCATATGTCTGGTTCTGTGCAACTTTAACTATGGTCTCGTCTTCTAATAATCTCTTAACCCATGCCCAAGCTTTTTTCCTATCGGGTTCAGCCCAATAGTTATATGTAAATGGTACAACGATTGCGTGGTTTAAGGAGGGGGCAAACCCAATACAAGTTATCTGCCCGCCTGCTGTTTCAATGTCGAATGATAAAGGCTTGGTGTCACCCAAATCTTTGATGTATTTACTTTCAAATGTATATAAGTCTTCTATGCTTGGTTCTATCCAAAGTTCTCGTTCTTCGTAATTTATCTTTGATGTTCTTGATTCTCGTTTTGCTTTTTTATAATCTGAATAAAGATGATATCTAAATCCATAATTTTTAAAGACGGCTGACGGACTATAAGAAGGTATAATTTTGTAATTTCTGTTAAGAGAATCCGTAGAAGATTCAATCACAGCACCCCGATACACACCAATCTTATCAAAGCCCGTCAGTGCCCACAATGAAATACTACCCATTGCAATAATTACGTTAGGCTGTGCTTCATTGATTTCATTATACAAACGTTCTAAGTCTTGACCCATCTCCTGTTTGAGGTATCCATAGGTGGTAATCGGATAAGGCGTTCTCCACTCAGAGTCTTTGCATAAAGCTTTGTACTCACTTCTTTTATGAAAGAAGTTTTGTAAGTTGTCCTGTGCAGGCTTTAGTTGGAATGCGTGGGTGAGCATGCATTTGTTAATGTCAATACCGACTTGTGTACAGATTCTGCTTATAATAAAATCACCTGCAAGTATTTTATTCAAACGTACTTCGTCGTTGGAAGGATGATCCATAACAATGCAGATCTGTGGTTTATCTACAAGTTGTGACGCAACTCTTCTGTGCACTGCATACTCACCCATATGATTATGCCGCTTTCAATATACGACTGACCGAAGCCTGTAGTATATCTTTATTTCTGCCAACCATTTCGTGTTTCACAACACCGCTAAATGTTTGACCAATGCTTTGCTCTAATGCTTCACCAAAGCCTACCTTGTCCATGCCCATAGCACTAAACAAGAAAGATTTCAATGAGATAACAGGGTTACCCTGTTTCAGAGCATTTTTAGTAGCCCAGAACTCCAATCTGGTTGGTTCACAGTTTTCCAAATCACCATCTGTGATGTCTGATTCCAGAACTGCTTGAGCCTTTACGTTGATACGCACAATCTCATTTTGCTTCTCACCAACTTTATCCGAGCGATAACTAGTGATAACGAAGTCGTAACTACCTTCTGGTAGCACCTGCGTTTCTGGTATATCGTCTGGATGCATGGTTAAAAAGTTTTGAATATCTGCCATTATTTACCTCCTGTTTTGATGTTAATGACATTGTCTTTCGACAATTTTTTACGAGCACTTGTTTGAATAGCTTCAAATAACTTAGCTAAATCTAAAGGAACGTTTGCCTCAAGTAAACTTGGAGCCGTTACTTTTAAATCCATTCTATGATCTGAAACAGTTCGTAAGGTACGCTCAGTTCCCTTACTGGATGTTCTAGTATCTATTCTGCACACGCAGTTAAAATACCTACCCAGTTTAGTAGATAGTTTAGACCCGACACTAGTTGGGTATGCCTTGGAAACTCCTGTGTCTCCTTCCATGTATTGCATGTGTGTGGTCACTACCACATTACACGGAACTTCTGAACCTGTTATATATTGAACAATGTTTTGCACATCACGAGCGGCGGTTCCCCACTCTGGTTGAGTAGCTTGGTCGGTAGGCTTCTTGTTATTAAACGATAGTGCCCCCCTTAAAGCCGCTTCACCCATCAATGTTAAGCTGTCAATAACTAGAACGTCTTTACTTGTCCATTTATTAACAGGCCCAAAGTCTTCGTCACCATCTTTCCAATTACCAATTAAGTTTGCACTCTTACGAAATGCATCTGCTTTGCCTATTGGATCTTTTAGTGTTACGAAACTTACTCTATCTACCGCTGAGTCTAATAAGAACTCCGGTAAGATAGCTAACCCATCATCAAAGTCTAGTATGCGTAGGTTGTAACCTGCATTAGCTAGTGTTGCTAGCGTTGCAGTTTTACCCGAGCCACTATCTCCAACGAGAAGTAATTTAGTTACATCAGTTGATGTATGATTTCTAATACTTGCCATATTTATCTCCTGTATTGTAATAATAGCATATTGACAAAAATTGTCAACAATTATTTTTTATTTTGTTTTTTAAATAAATCTTCTGCATGAATTAACTCACCCTTTTGATGTAGACTTTCATGCACTTGCCTATCAAAGTCTTCGTTAAGTAATGTAGTCCTATGTTCTGGTGATTCGCCACACACTTCTCTAAACTTACAGCCACCATAGTTACCACATGCGGTAAAGTTTGCAGGGTAGTAACCCGCATCCCAAAAAGAATCCGCTACAGATAATGAGTACTGTGCATCCATGTACCATTCATTAATAGAAGTTTTAGATACATTAAATACTGTACGATTAAATCTACAGAAGTTAGCACCTGTTTGCACTCCTTCAATAATAAAACCTTTAACAGGTAACCCCATGATTTCACGAGCCGCCCACAAGTATGCATACACTTGATTGTTTGGTCTGTACATTTTAAAATATTGCTCACTCAAC